AAACCAATCTAAAGAAACTTTAGGACAAAGAGCTATAAGAATTGGAAAAGAAGCGTTACTAAAAGTTTCGTCCGCAGTAGATAGACCAAGAGCTATGGTTGGCAGAGCAGTAGACAAAGGTATTGATACTTTTCTTACACCTTCAAGTTCAATAGACCCAGACACAGATTATGAAGGTATTGCGAGAATGAAAGCAGAGCAAGACTTTATAGATAGAAATCGTGCAGAGCAACTAGCTCAAATGAAAGCAGATTCTATTTTAGATAAAAAAGGAAAAATGAATTAACTAACTAACTACAAAACACCGAGACGTATTTTCGCGAAATACAATTCGACTTTGTAGTGACAACCCCAGAGCTACCTTAATTGCACTCTGGATTTTTACAACCCCGAAAGCTACCCAGCATTGTGCTGGCACTTAATGGAGGTCAAGATGGCAAAAGCAGAAGAAAAGCAAGAAGAAGTACAAGCAACACCAAATCCTTATAACAAAAATAAGAAGTGGGATAACAGTAATCCAAAATCCGATACCGGGTTTCAGAGCGCTGATGACTCATTGGCATATGTAGCAGACAAGAGAGAAGCAGTTATCTCAAGTGGCGCGCCTATATTAGATAAAGAAGAGGAAGCCAAGATAATTGAACAAGCTAAAGAAGCTACAAGTGACGATTCTTTACCAGATGAGAAGACTGAAAAATATAAAAAGGTCGACTTTAAAAAGCGTTATGATGATTTAAAGAAGCACTATGATAGAAAATTAGGCGATTGGAAATCTAAAGAGCAATCCTTAAAAGCGGAAATGCTCGCTGGACGTACAACCTATGTAGCTCCTAAAACCCCAGAAGAACTGGCTACTTTTAAAGAGGACTATCCTGACGTGTTCGATGTAGTAGAAACAGTAGCTCATATGAGAGCAGAGGAACAACTAGCAACTTTAAAACAGCAAGTTTCTCAGCTGTCAGAAAAAGAGTCAATAAGTAATAGACGAGCGGCTGAACAAGAGTTATTAAATGTTCATCCGGACTTTAGAGAAATCAGAGATTCAGAAGATTTTCATGATTGGGCTAGAGTACAACCTGAAGCAATCCAAGATTGGATTTATAAAAACACAGGTGACGCGTCTCTTGCAGGACGAGCTATTGAACTATACAAACTCGATGCTGGTATAACTAATAAACCTACTGAAGCCAAGCCAAAAATAAAGAGTCCAGAAGTTGACTCTAGAGGAAGCGCTGCTGATGCAGTGTCGGTTAAAGCTAAAACGCAAGACCCGACTCCTCAAGAGAAAACATGGACTACCTCAGAGATTGCTAATCTTTCTATAGACCAATATGAGAAGTTTCAACCTCAGATTGACGAAGCTTTTAAGGAAGGTCGAATAGTAAATGGTTAGCTTTATTAAGTAAACCAACAAAAGGTTTTCACGCATTAACAAAATAATGTTTGTTAATCTTTTAAAAACAGGAGAAAGTTATGGGCTTCGAAGCAGGCACTACTAACTATAATCCGGCAACATCGGGGCAAACAAACTCGTTCTGGTTACCGGAAGTTTTTTCAAAGAAGGTACAAGTTGCCTTCCGTAAATCGGCAGTAGCTGAAGCTATCTGTAACACAGACTACATGGGCGAGATTGCACAGTTTGGTGATACAGTGAACATCATCAAAGAGCCGACCATCACAGTAACTGACTATACTCGTGCGACAACTTCACTATCGTCTACGGTTCTAACAGACCAAGAACTAGTGTTACAAGTTGACCAAGCGAAATATTTCCAGTTCAAGGTGGATGATTTAGAGAAGCGTTTCTCTCATGTAAACTGGCAACAGGTTGCATCTGATAACGCTGCATATCAATTGAAAGACGCATTTGACGTAAATGTTATTACTGCTGCTGTTGCAGGCATAGGTACTAACACATACGGAACAGTTGCTGCTCCAATTGATACTGGTCACGCAACAGGCGAAGTAGACCCACTAGACGTGTTAGCACGTTTGGCTCGTTTACTTGATGACGCAAATGTTCCAGAAGAGAACAGATGGGTTGTTGCAAAGCCAGAGTTTTACGAAGAACTAGCGAAGACAAGTTCTAAGCTATTATCAGTTGACTACAACCAAGGAAATGGTGGTCTACGCAACGGACTCGTTGCATCAGGTGAGCTTCGCGGCTTTAAGATGTACAAGTCTAGCAACGTACCAACACCTTCTGGTTCAGGTAACCCTACTCACCAGATTCTAGCTGGACATATGTCAGCTGTATCTTGTGCGCAGTCGCTATCTACAGTTGAGTCAATTCGTGATAACGATTCTTTCAAAGATATTGTTCGTGGGCTATTAGTTTGGGGTCGTAAAGTATTACGTCCTGAAGCACTAGCTTTAGCAATTATCAAGATTGACTAAGCAGTAAAACTTAAGGGGTCTCTTCGGAGACTCCTTATCCTAATTATAGAAGAGGAAAGATGTCACATAAAACATATTTAGCTTTAACAAATGATATTTTAGGAGAACTAAATGAGGTTCAACTTACTTCTTCAAATTTTGCCAGCGCTACTGGTATACAAAAGTTTGTAAAAGATTCCATTAATAGAGCATACTTTGATATAGCCAATGAGAATCCAGAGTTTCCTTGGTTAGCAACAACACCGTCAGGTGATAATAACCAAGATTATGGAAACGCTTTTGTAGATACTGTAGTAGGACAACGCTGGTATTTTTTAAAAAAACATTCGAGTGGTTCTCATGGAACTGCAAAAGACTTTGGTCGAGTAGACTGGGATAATTTTTATATGACTACTGAAGACGTAGGAACATGTTCTACAGCCGGAGTATGTTCTAACGCTTCTTATAGTACAGCAGCTACTTGTATTGCTAACGGAGCTACATGGACAGATTATGATACGCAGTCTGTATGTACAGGAGCTGGAGCTAATTGGACAACAACTCACACTGCTCCACACGATAGACACAATCTTAAATTTTTAGCTGTTGATGATTGGAGAAAACATCATAGAGAATCTGATGATGATGAAAAAGATACTGGTAAATATTCTACACCATTAAGAGTTATTATGTCACCGGACGGTAGAAAGTTTGGATTGTCTCCTTTGCCTGATAAAGTATACAGAATTTACTTCTTTGCTTGGGAACAAATAGATGAACTAACTGCTTCAACAGACCAAGTGTTATATCCAGAACAATGGGTGTCTGTATTATTAGCAAGAGCTAGATATTATGTTTGGCAGTTTAAAGAAAACGCACAACTATCTACAATGGCTTTACAAGAGTATAATAAAGGAATTAGATTAATGAGGGCTTATACAGGAAATCCACAGCCTTCTAGAATGATAGACGACAGAATAAGATTCGTATAAACTATGGCAACAGAACAAGGAATAGCAATTTCATTAGGTGGCGGTCTAGATAAAACCTCATCATCTTATGAGTTATTTAAAACTCCGGGAGTTGCTACAAGATTGAAAAACTTTGAAGCTTCTATGTCTGGCGGGTATAGAAGAATAAACGGATACAGAAAGTTTTTAATAAGTCCTGTTACTGGGTTTACTATTGTTAATGGTGGCGCTGGATATGCTAACGGAACTACAGTAAATATAATAGATTCAGAAGGAAATGGTACAGGGGCTACTGCTTCTTTAACAGTATCTAGCGGAGTTATTACAGCTATTTCTTTAACTAATGCTGGCTCTGGTTATCAGATACCTCCTTCAATAACTTTTTCTGCTACTGGGAGTAACATAACAACTAAAGCTGAAATAACTGCTATTTTAAATACTCCTACAACTCCTACTGGAGGAAGCACGCCTATAAATGGTTTGTATTCTCACAATGAAGGATTTTGGGCTTTTCAAAATGGAAATATATATTGGACAGAAAACGGGTATGAGTGGATACAAGTAAATAAAGATTATGGTACACCGTCTTCTGGTTCTACAACAACCCAACAAACAACTGAAGAGGCTAACCAAACATGGACACCGGGTTGGGCTACTGCCGCACAGTTATCTTCTAAACCAGTAGTTTCTTTAAGTACATCAGCTCGTTATCAGTTTTCAGAATATGTTCCTACAGGCGTTCCAGATGCTAGAATTACTTGTGCTAACGGTGTAGACCCAGTAGCTTATGTAGAAACAAAATTAGTTAGTGGAGTAAGACAGTTTAAATTTCATAGAGCTTTGTATACTTCATACGGTTTATCTAAATCAACTCCAGTGTATGCAGATATACCTAGACCACAATATACTACAGTACATGAAGACCATGTTCTTTTAGGAGGCTGGTCAGCTAAACCTGAAACTCTTTACTACAGTACTCGTTATAATGATATAGATTTTACTGGGTCTTCTGCTGGTTCTATAAACATCGGCGACAAAATAACTGGCATGAAAACTTTCCGTGGTCAGTTAATTATTTTTGGAGTTAATAGTTTAAGTAGATTAGTAAATATAAACTCTTCTTCTACTATTGCAATGCAAGATATAACAAGAAACATTGGTTGTTTAGATGGTTTCTCTATTGCTGAAATTGGTGGTGACCTAGTGTTCTTAGCACCGGACGGAATTAGAACAGTTGCCGCAACAGCCCGTATTGACGACATAGAGCTATCTTCTATATCGTCTAAAATTTTACCTTTAATTACAGACATTGTTACTGATGGAACATTTGATTTATCAACAACTGTAATTAGAACACAAAACCAATACAGATTATTTTATTGTAAGTCTACAACAGGTTCTTTGTCTCAAAAAGGAATTATAGGAACATTTAAAATAAGTCCTCAAGGCGTTCCAGTTTGGGAGTGGTCAGAAACACAAGGCATTGAAGTATCAGCAATGGCTTCTGGATTTGATACAAGTGATACAGAAATAACACACCATGGAGACTATAGTGGTTTTGTTCATTTTCATAACAAAGGTTTTAATTTTAATGGTTCTAAAATAAGTGCGGAGTTTAAAACTCCTGATATTGATTACGGAGATATTGGTATTAGAAAAACATTACACTTTACAAAACTGTCAATAAAACCAGAAGGAACAACAGATATAGACTTGAATGTTCGTTATGATTTTGAAGATTCAGGCGTAGCACAACCTTCAGTTTTTAATGTTGGTTCTATTTTAGAGCCATCATTATTTGGTTTTGCGTCTTTTGGAGTATCTAAATTTGGAACTCCTGAAGTTCCTATGAAACGAATTAACTTGTTGGGAAGCGGTTTCTCAAACAGTTTTAAATTTACAAGTAACGACACACACCCACCTTATTCTATACAAGGTATGTATGTTGACTTAATACCTTCAAGCAGGAGATAAAGAATGGCGAACCCTTACACTAGACAATCCTCGTTTTCAGATGGCGACACAATCAATTCGGCATTATTCAATGATGAGTATGACCAATTAGTTTTAGCTTTTAGTACTTCTGGACACACACACGATGGCTCTACAGGAGAAGGTGCGCCTATAACTAAACTAGGACCAACACAAGACGTTGTAGTTTCAAGCTCTTCAATAACTCCAAAAACAAATAACACAGTAGATTTAGGTTCTTCTTCTTTAAAATTTAAAAATGCGTATTTTTCTGGTAACGTAAATGTAGACGGTGTAGTTACTCATAGTGGTAATATGATAATTGGTGATGCTGCTACAGACACATTAACAATTAATGCTACTATACAAGGAAGTTCATTAGTATTTGAGGGTGCTACAGCAAATGCTCATGAGTTAACATTAGCAATTCCAGACGCTACTTCTGATGTAACTGTTACTTTACCTAATGCTACAGATACTTTAGTAGGTAAAGCAACTACAGACGTACTAACAAATAAAACTTTAACTTCTCCTGTTATTAATACAGGAATTAGTGGTTCAGCTATACTAGATAGTGACACAATGTCAGGAGCTAGTGCTACAACATTATCTTCATCAGAGTCTATCAAAGCTTACGTTGATACTCAAGTAGCTACAGTTCCAGTTGGTGATGTAACTTCAGTGGTTGCAGGCACAGGTTTAACTGGTGGAGGAACTACTGGTGATGTGACAGTTAATGTAATAGGCGGTACAGGTATTACAGCAAATGCTAATGATATTGCAATTGATTCTACAGTTGCTACATTAACAGGTACTCAAACATTTACTAACAAAACACTAACAAGCCCTGTATTAAATACAGGAGTTTCAGGAACAGCAATATTAGATGAGGACAATATGTCTTCTAATTCTGCTACAAAACTAGCAACGCAACAATCTATTAAAGCTTATGTAGATACGCAAATATCTAGTAATGCAACACAAAATGAAACTATTCAAGATGTTGCTGGTGGAATGGTTACAGGCAATACTGAAACAGGCATTACAGTTACATATCAAGACTCAAACGGAACAATTGATTTTGTTGTTGCTTCTCAAACAGATGAAAACTTTACAACAGCAGACCACAGCAAACTAGACGGTATAGAAGCTAATGCTACAGCTGACCAAACAAATGCAGAAATAAGAGCAGCAGTAGAAGCCGCAACAGACTCTAATGTATTTACTGACGCAGACCATACTAAACTTAATGCTATAGAAGCAAGCGCAGATGTAACTGATACAACAAATGTTGTTGCTGCTCTAACAGCCGGTAATGGAATTACAATTGCATCTGATGGTACAATTGCTGCGGGTGCTTTAGCTTTAACGTCAGTTAACACAGCGGCTAATCAAACTGCACAATTAGCATTAACTACTGAAGAAGGTGACGTAGTTATTCGTTCTGATGAAAATAAAACATATATTCATAATGGTGGCACTGCTGGAACTATGGCAGACTTTACACTTATGGCAACGCCTAGTGATGCAGTAACAAGCGTAGCAGGTAACACAGGTGTAGTTACTAATGCTCACATAGCTGCTGCTGTTGAAGCCGCTAGTAACTCAAACACATTTACAGATGCAGACCACAGCAAACTTAATGCTATAGCTGCTAGTGCTAATAACTATGTACATCCTAACCATACTGGTGAAGTTACATCTACAGCAGATGGAGCAACAGTTATTGCAGACAATGTAGTAGATGAAGCTAATCTTAAAGTTTCTAATACTCCTACTAATGGATATGCTTTAACAGCCCAAAGCGGAAATACTGGAGGATTGACTTGGGCAGCAGTAGATGGACTACCTTCTCAAAGTTCTCAAAGCGGTAAATTTTTAACAACAGATGGTTCAAATTCAAGCTGGGCTACTATTGCTACAGGAAATACAACATCAAACGGTTTGTGGGAACACAGTAATACAATAGCATCAAACTATAGCATTACGAGCGGTAACAACGCTTTGACTGCTGGACCAATAACAATTAACTCAGGAGTGTCAGTTACCGTGCCAACGGGCAGCACTTGGATAGTAGCATAGGAGACTTATGGCAAAAGTAAAAATACAAGGACACGCTTCAGGAACAGGAGTCATAACTGTAACTGCTCCTAATACGAGTACAGACAGAACGATTACATTACCTGATGAAACAGGTACATTGCTGACAACTGGTTCTGTACCAATAACAACAACAGCAACTAATAACATTGGACTTGGTTCAGGTGCAGTAGACTCAATTACAACTGGAGATTACAATGTAGGTATTGGTGATAATGCTTTAACTGCAAATACTGAAGCAGCTAACAACACAGCATTAGGTTTTGAATCTATGCTTGCTACTACTACAGGGGCTTTTAATACAGCAGTTGGTTCTCAATCTTTACACGCTAACACTACAGGAACTCTAAATACAGCTATAGGTAGAGCTGCTTTGCGTTCAAGTACGACAGCTGATGACAATACTGCTTTAGGACATTTTGCTATGGAAGCAACTACTACTGGTGCTGGAAACACTGCTTTAGGTAGAGCTTCTATGGAGAATAATACTACTGGGGCTAACAATACTGCTATTGGTTATCAATCTTTAGACCATAACACAACAGCTTCTAACAACACAGCAGTTGGTAAAGCTGCTTTATCAGCTAACACTACAGGTGCTAACAATGTAGCAACAGGTTACGAATCGTTAGTAGCTAACACTACAGGTAGTGATAATATTGCAATAGGTAGACGAGCATTAGATGCAAATACAACAGCAAATTCTAATGTTGCAGTAGGCACATCTTCTTTAACTAATAATACAACAGGTGGCTCAAATACTGCTATTGGTTCTAGTTCTCTAGGAGCTAATACAACAGCAAGTAACAATGTTGCAGTTGGTCATTATTCTTTATTAGCTAACACTACAGGTGCTGATAACACTGCTGTAGGTAAATCTTCTATGACAAGCAATACAACGGGTTCTGAAAACACTGCGCTTGGTCTACAGGCTTTAGACACAAATACAACAGGTAGTGAAAACATTGCAATAGGATTTGCTTCTTTAGATGCCAATACTACAGGTGCTAGAAACACTGCTGTCGGTAAAAGCGCTATGGCAACCAACACTACCGCTTCAGATAACACAGCAGTAGGAAATGCCGCTTTAAACCAAAATACTACAGGAAATTACAACACAGCAGTTGGTAGGAGTGCTATGGTTGCTACTACAACTGGAAATCAAAATACAGCTGTGGGTGCTTTATCACTAGATGCTAATACTACTGGGGGTGCTAATGTAGCTATGGGTGTTGGAGCATTAGGAGCTAATACTACTGCAAGTAACAATACTGCTCTTGGGTATGCTGCTTTAAATCTTAACACTACAGGCTATGACAATGTTGCAGTTGGTCATTATTCTTTATTAGCTAACACTACAGGTCACGATAACACAGCAATGGGTAATGGTGCTTTAGATGCCAATACAACAGGCAATAATAATACTGGAGTAGGTAGAGTTGCTTTAGGTGCTAATACCACGGGTACTTATAATGTTGCTATGGGTCAAAGTGCTGGTGCTTTAACTACTACAGGCGGACAAAATACTTTTTTAGGTTCTTATGCTGGTTCTGAAAATACTACCGATAGTGGTAACACAGCAGTAGGATATACTGCATTACAAAATGTTGACGCTGCTGCAAATACTGCTGTTGGATGGAGAGCGGGAACTCCTATTACAACAGGAACTAGAAATGTTTGTATAGGTTACGAAGCTGGTACTGATACTGCTGGAATAACAACTGGAAGTTATAATATTTGTGTTGGCGCACACACAAGACCGGGTGGTAACGACCACGTTAATTCTATTGTAATGGGTTACAACATACAAATTGATTCAAATTTTGTTGCGTTTGGTAAAGCAAGTAATATCGTTTATAACGGGTTTACTTCTAATGCTTCTTGGACTCGTTCATCAGATGTACGACTTAAAAAAGACATACAAACAAATACTTTAGGTCTTAACTTTATTAATGAGCTTAGACCAGTAACTTACAAGTGGAAAGACTCAAGAGATTTAGACCAGTCAGACCCACATATGGCTACAGAGTATGATGCCGATGAAAACAGAAATGACTCTGATACAACTTTTCACGGATTTATAGCACAGGAAGTTAAGACTGCATTAGACAATGCTGGTGTTGACAATCACGGTGCTTGGGATGTGCAGAGTACAGGAATACAAGGTGTGTCTTTAGAAGCAATGATTACACCATTAGTTAAAGCAGTACAAGAGCTCTCAGCAAAAATTAAAGCACTAGAGGAGGCATAATGGCATTAATATTAAGCGGTTCAACAACGATATTAACACACGCAACTGACACCAGTAACATTGGACTCGGTGCTAACGCAGTAGACTCAATTACTACAGG